CCGGATACCGACGCCTCGCTGCAGCTCGCAGAACTGCAAGAACCTTGGGCGACGCGCTACGCGTCGAAGTACGGCCCGGATGTGTGGGCCTGCGAGATGCTCGACAGACTCAGCGGAGAAGTTCTCAAGCGCGGGTTCGACGGGCGCAATGCGGTTGATGCTATCCGCGAAGCCATCGCTAGCGGCCATGGCATCGGTAAATCAGCATTCACTGCGTGGCTTGTTGATTGGATCATGTCCACGCGGCCCCACGCCAAAGGCGTCGTCACCGCCAACACCGCCGAACAGCTTAGCTCGAAGACCTGGGCGGAAATTGCGAAGTGGACCAAGCGCTGCATTACCGGCCATTGGTTCGACGTCAGCACTGGCAAAGGCTCGATGCGCATGATGCACAAAGAGCATCCCGAATCGTGGCGCTGCGACGCGCAAACCTGCCGCGAGGAGAACAGCGAAGCATTCGCTGGTTTGCACGCAGCTACCTCAACGCCGTTCTACATCTACGACGAAGCCTCGGCTGTACCTGATGCGATCTGGGAAGTTTCCGAAGGCGGTATGACTGATGGTGAGCCGATGTGGTTTGCCTTCGGTAACCCCACGCGCAATAGCGGCAAGTTTCACGAATGCTTTCACGGTCAGCGTCATCGCTGGCAGACTAAGCAAATCGACAGCCGCACAGTGCAGATCACCAACAAGAAACAACTCGGCGAATGGGTTACCGATTACGGCGAAAACTCGGACTTCGTGAAGATCCGTGTACGTGGCGTATTCCCGAGCATGTCAGCGAAACAGTTCATCTCGGTCGACGATGTGGATCGCGGATTCGGCAAGTCGATGCGTCCTGAACAGTACAACTGGGCGCCGAAGATTCTTACCGTTGACCCAGCGTGGGAAGGTGACGACGAACTGGTCATCGGTATGCGCCAGGGCTTGGTATTCCGCGTGTTGCGCGTCATGCCGAAGAACGACAACGACGTGCAAATTGCCAACATCGTTGCGCAGATCGAGGACGAGTATCGCGCTGATGCGGTCTTCATCGACGGCGGCTACGGCACTGGCATCGTCAGCGTCGGGCGTACGCTTAAACGCGATTGGCAGCTCGTATGGTTCGCGGAGAAATCGTCCGACCCTGGCTGCCTGAACAAGCGCGCCGAGATGTGGAAGGGGATTCGCGAATGGCTCAAAGAAGGTGGCGCGCTCCCCAAGGACGATGTGCTCTACCGCGATCTGATCGGCCCTGAAACTGTGCCTCGTCTCGACGGACTGATTCAGCTTGAAAGCAAGAAAGACATGAAGCGGCGCAAGCTACCATCCCCGAACCGTGCCGATGCCTTAGCGCTCTCGTTCGCCTACCCGGTGGCGACCAAGGGACTGCATCGTGGCGGTATACATCAATCCCCAAGCCGCGACTATGATCCTTACGCACACATGGGTTAGGGCCAACTGTGGAAATCACTTACCAACGCGAAAGCTTTGCGCAGGCCTACCCAGAGGCCCGACCTCTGATCGTGCGCCATTGGGAAGAGATCGACGCCTTCAAGGCTAGCCCCGTCTCTGTCGACGAGGAAACTTACGAGCAGGCCGATGCCGCTGGCATGTTCCGCTGCTTCACGGCCCGCGATGCGGGTAAACTGATTGGCTATGCGACGTTCTTTGTCAGACCCAGCCCCCATAGCAAGAGTGCAATTCATGCGCTGCACGATACGCTCTACGTCGCGCCTGAACACCGCAAAGGTTCACTTGGCATCCGCTTCATGGAGCATTGCGAGAACGCCCTGCGCGGCGAAGGCGTGCAGCTGATCTATCAGCATGTGACCGAAGAGAACGATTACCGCCCCATCCTTGAACGACGCGACTACAAGCTGGTCGAGTACGTTTACGCCAAGAGGTTATAAGCCATGCCTGCTGCCGTTCCCATCATCGCCGCTGTCATTGCCGCAGGTACGAGCGTCTACACGAGCGATCAGCAACGCAAGACTGCTCACCAAGCGCAGGATGAAGCACGGCGCGAAGCCAACAAACCGGGCGTGCAGGCTGCGCAATCGCCAACCCAGAAAGCCACCACTAACGCGCAGATGGCAGCAGCGACGGGCGGTGGGACCCCTTCGGGCAGTCTCGCGGGCACGATGCTGACCGGTCCAGGCGGCATAAGCAGCAGTTCGCTCAACCTCGGCGGCTCAACGCTTCTGGGCGGCGCTTAACTTGCAAGACTTCAACGAAAGCCGCCGTCGCATCTGGACTCGCTGGAATCAACTACAGACCGAGCGTACGAGCTGGATCGACCAGTGGCGCGAGATCAGCCGTTTCCTGCTGCCGAGCACTGGCCGATTCCTCACGACGGACCGCAACCTCGGCGTCAAGCGTAACGGCAACATCTACGACGAGGAAGCAACCTACGCGTTGGGTGTCCTCGCGGCTGGCATGATGGCCGGTATGACTAGCCCCGCACGTCCGTGGTTTCGTCTGGCCACCCCCGACAAGGATCTCAACGAGACGCAGTCAGTCAAGATTTGGCTAGAGCAAGTTGGCGAGATCATGCTCGATGTGTTCTCACGCTCGAATACATACCGCGCGCTGCACGCAGGTTACGAAGAGCTAGGCGCCTACGGCACCTCAGCCAATATCATCGTGCCGAACTTCGAGCGCGTATTGCACAACTACCCGCTGACCGCGGGGCAATACGCGATTGCCACGAACGATTTCGACGAGGTCGATACGCTCTTCCGCGAATTCGACATGACCATCGCGCAGATCGTCGGCCGCTTCGTCAAGCAACCCGGTGGCGCGATGAACTGGTCGACAGTCTCGCCTACCATCAAGAACATCTGGGACCGCGGCAACGGCATCGACTCATGGGTTACCGTGCTGCATTGCATCCAGCCTCGTGATGAGTATGACTCCAGCAAGGCCGACAACAAGAACATGCCGTTTGCTTCGATCTACATGGAGAAGGGCTACAACAACGGCGAGCGGTTCTTGGGCGAATCCGGTTACAAGCGCTTCCCCTGCCTTGCGCCGCGCTGGAAGACCAGCGGCGGCGATATCTACGGCCGCGGGCCTGGTATTGAGACGCTCGGTAGCATTAAGCAACTGCAGCACCAGCAGCTACGCAAGGCGCAAGCCATCGACTATCAGGTCAAGCCACCACTGCAAGTGCCGACCAGCTTCAAGAATCAGGACATCAACACGCTACCGGGCGGCGTGTCGTTCGTCGACAGCACCAGCGCACAAAGCGGTATCCGCAGCGCGTGGGAGGTTAATCTCAACCTCGGCGATTTGAAGATTGATATCGATGATGTACGTCGTCGTATCGGCCGTAACTTCTACGTCGACCTGTTCCTTATGCTGGCGAACGATGACCGCAGCGGGATTACCGCGCGTGAAATTGCCGAGCGCCACGAGGAAAAGATGCTGATGCTCGGCCCTGTGCTGGAGCGCTTGCAAGATGAACTGCTCAAGCCGCTGGTCGATATTGCCTTCGACCGTCTGATCGAGGCCAACGTGCTGCCGCCACCGCCGCAAGAACTGCACGGCGTTGAACTGAATATCGAGTTTGTCTCGGTACTCGCCCAAGCGCAGCGCGCTGTCGGCACCAGTTCCATCGATCGCCTGCTCGGCACCATTGGCTCGATGGCACAGTTCAAGCCAGAAGTGCTCGACAAGATCGACGCCGATGCCATCGTCGACAAATACTCTGATCAGCTCGGCGTAGACCCGAAGCTGATCGTCGCCAATGACAAGGTCGCCATCATCCGCCAGCAACGCGCACAGGCCGCGGCCAAGCAGCAACAGGCCGAGCAGATCATGCAGGCTTCGCAAGCGGCCAAAAATCTCGGCCAGGCACCGACAACCGGCGGTAATGCGCTGTCTGATCTCACCAACCAATTCTCGGGCTACACGATCCCGCAAGGAGCAGGCTGATGCCTTTAACCAATCTCAAACAGACGGCCGCCGAGGTCAAAGAAGAAACCAGCCCCGCGGTCGCCGAGCAGCCTGCCTATCCGTACGGCCTTTGTCTCGATCTCAACGACGAGACGATGAAGAAACTCGGTATCACCGAGATGCCAAAGGCTGGCGATGTTTTCAAGATCGAGGCGATGGCCACAGTCTCTCGCGTCAGCACATACCAAGAGATGAACGGCGATAACGACCAGAGCATGGGTTTGCAGATTACCGACATGGCGTTATCGCGCGATGCAGCTGGCCCATCTCTCGAGGAGCGCGCTGCCTCTGCCCTGTACGGCAAAACCTAGCCCCGGTATACGTCACTCGAATTTCTTAGGTTAAGTTACCTTCAATGAGCGGAGAGCACGACACTCACGAGTTGGAAGAACAGACAACAGCCGAGTCCCAAGCAGACAAAGCCAAGCGTCTGAAACTACAACTCGACGATGACGACATCCAATGGCTCATGTCTGACAAGCGGGGACGACGCCTGATGTGGCGCCAACTGCTTGAACCGGCCGGTGTGTTCCGTAACGCATACGACCTTGACGCTGGCCTTATGGCGTTCAAGTGCGGCGAGCAGAACGCAGGTCATCGACTGATGGCAAAGCTGCATAGGCTTTGTCCAGGTCTGTACTTCAAAATGGTTTCGGAGAATTCTCGCGATGGCTGACGAACAAACTACGGCTTCTACGACCGCAACAGCGACTACCGAAGCAACTGTAGCTACCACAACGCAAGCGGCTACAACCGCAGCGACGGAAGCGTCGACCACCACGCAAACCACCGAGCAGACTGAAACGACTGCTGCCGCTACGGAAGTCAAAACCGAAGCGACAAAGACCGAAGCAACTGCCGAAGCCAAGACCGATGCACCCGTCGTCTACGACATCAAAGCCCCAGAGGGCGTGGTGCTCGACGATAAGGTCATCGGCGATCTGAAGTCAGCAGCCACCGACTTGAAGCTCTCGCCTGAACAGGCGCAGGGTCTTGTCGACAAGATGGCGCCAGTCATTGCTGCACAACAGGCCGAAGCCTTCACCCAGATCCATAAGGGTTGGGTGGAAACAGCTAAGGCCGATAAGGAAATCGGCGGCGCGAAGTTCGAGGAGAACCTTGGTATCGCCAAGACCGCCCTCGACAAGTTCGCGACGCCTGAATTCAAGCAATTTCTGAACATGTCCAAGCTGGGCGACCATCCCGAAATGCTGCGTGCATTCCACCGCATCGGGTTGGCGATTGCCGAAGACAAGTTCGTTCCCGGCACTCGTGCCGCGAAAGCCAACGCACCACTCGAAGAGCGCGCAGCCAAGGCGCTGTACGGTTCTTCGACTCACTAAATTCTCAGGAGTAATTCTCTATGTCTACCATGCCTACACGCGCCGGCGCAGTTACCCTACTGGACTTCGCCCACTCACTCGACCCGGATGGCAACACTGCACCGGTTGTTGAGCTACTCAATCAGACCAATGACCTACTCACTGACATGCTGTGGCTCGAAGGCAACTTGCCAACCGGCCACAAGTCTGTTGTACGCACCGGTCTACCAACTTCCATCTGGCGCCAGCTCTATCAGGGCGTACCTGCCAGCAAATCGCAGCGTGCTCAGATTACCGACTCGTGCGGTATGCTGGAAACTCGTGCTGAGGTCGATAAGGATCTCGCTGACCTGAACGGCAATACCGCTGATTTCCGCTTGTCGGAAGCCCAGGCGTTCGTCGAGTCAATGAACCAGAGCATGGCCACCGCCATGTTCTACGAGACCGAAGCCAGTAACCCGGAACGCATCACCGGTCTGACCCCGCGCTACAACGCGTTGAGCGGCGCACCGAGCACCGCCAACGTGATCAGCGCAGGCGGCGCGGGCGCTGATAATACCTCGATCTGGCTCGTGGTCTGGGGCAAGAACACCGTTCACGGCATCTTCCCGAAAGGCTCAAAAGCCGGTCTCGTGCATCAAGACCTCGGTGAATACGATGCCTTCGACGCTGCTCAGGCTCGCTATCGTGCCTACGGCGACCGCTGGCAGTGGAAGTGCGGCCTGACCGTTCGCGACTGGCGCTATGACGTTCGTATCTGCAA